CTCCAAAAAGCAATAGGATAACTATTATAATTTTCTACATTAAATTCAGCACGACTTGCTGTATATTTTACTGTTTTCATAAATGGCACAATAATAATATTTTGAACTAGTTCATTCCATTCATCTGACTGATTACTTAGTTTGATTAAATTTTCTTTAACATTACCAGTAAAAGCATCTTCAATTGATGGAGAAATCTTATTACGATATTTTCCACGAATTGACCAATCTGGTGTTGTATCTTTAAAATATGGAACCTGATACTTTAAAGCAAATTCATAAATTACTTCTTTGTAAAATTTCAACATTGGACGTGCAATATTTACATCTTCAATTGTACATGTTTCCCTAATAACTGCTAAATCCAAAATATTTCGCCCACGGCATACATTTGCAAAAATATTTTCTACAATATCATCTTTATGGTGTCCAAGTAAAATTTGATCAATATATTCTTTCTTCATTATTTCCTTATAAAAATCAAAACGAATTTTCTTGGTAATTACTTCATAATCACTCCTTTTTGTATTTTCACGTTTTAAATCTTTGATTGTCTTTACATATAACTTAATTCCATTATAATTACACCATTTTTCTAAAAATGCTTGTTCTTGGGATGTTTCTTTTCTATTATTATAATTAATATGAATACCAATTACTTCACAATCTAATATCTTCAAAAGTGTAGTTAATACCATAGAATCTACACCACCAGATAATGATACAATATGCTTTTTACCGTTTGATTGAATAAAACTAGAAATTTCTTTTAATAAAATTTCATTTACATCAATATCTAACTTTTGATGAATAATTTTATCCTTGTTTGTGGGTACATATTCTAATACCTTTTTATAGTCATCAAAATAATCAAGTGAATAACCAAAAGCATAATTAAGAATCTGAGTAAAATACATTATTTATTAAATATATATTATTTTACATGTTAATATAATATATTTTTAATCAATTTTATTTTTTTAATATATAAATTATATTTTTTTTATTTATAATTATTTTTTATTTATAAATAAAATTTTTAATATATTATTAAAATATTTTGAGAGAATAATGATTAATATTCCAAAATATAGAGAAAAAGAAATTAAAAAATTATATGAAGTATTTTGTGATAAAGAAAAATCATATGATTTAAATTATAGAAAAAAAGAATTTTATAGAGTTTTAAAAGCAAAATACAATTGGATAAAGAATGATGAATTTGAAGAAATGTATAAAATTATTAAAATAAATGAATATAATTTTATTTTTGATTCTAAAAAAAGAGAGATCTCTCAAAAATATAAAGAAAAAATCACAAAATTATTTTGTGATTTAGATAGTGATAATAATAATGTATTAAATATTGATGAATTTAATAATTTATTTTTAAAGGTTTCTCTCAAAGATTATAATAAAAAAGACAAAAATTATTTTGAAATTGCTGATAAAAATAAAGATAATAAAATATCTATAGATGAATTTATAGATTTTATAGCAAAACATAATGAAATACTTGAAAATATTGATAATATTTTAGAAGAAAAAGAATTTTTCAATAATTTACATGATAAACGCAATATATTATTTAATGATTTTCCAGGTTCTCCTTTAAAAGATAAATGGCAACCCAGTTTATTAAGTATAAAATCTATATGGAGAGATAAGGTTTAATTTTAATAATACTTTATTATTTATAAGATTTTCATTATTTTTTACACCTTATTTAATTGAACTGATTCATAAATAACTTCGGCATTTATTTTATTATTTTTCATCTTCTTTTTTAATTCTTCAAAATTTAAATTTGGAAAAGCATTAAGTAGTGTTGTTTTTGCCTTCTCCAAATCTGTTTTATTTAATATAAATTGTGACTTAGAATCGTAATGTTTAATAATATGAAGTATATGTAAATAAATCATATTTTTATTTAATGATTCATGAAGTTCATTTTCTGCTTTTAAATTTATATATATATCTCTCAATTTTTCCATAATTTCATCAGAATTCTCTCCAAACATTCCAATAGATTCTTTTAATAAAGTTAAATCACCTTTTAAATTTTTTGATATTTTTTCGAGAGAATCAATATTATCTTCTAACTCATCTATATTTTCTTGTAATTCTTCATTATTTTCTTTTAATTCATTATTTTCCTCTTTTAAAACATTTACAGAGGATTGTAATGCTGCTCTTAAACGCATACGTCTAATAGATACTAGAGAAACACCGGAAAAAATACCTGCCATAATATATCCTATTGATGTAATACTATTTATTGTAAACCATGCTATTACACCAAAACCAGTTCCGCCTACAGAAAAAAATATTAATATTATATCTGTTATACGGTTACAGGCGTTTGTTTGGAAAATATTTCCAGTAACAATATTATAAACAGTAAATTGTGAAGTTAAAGAAGTAGAATTGTTATTTTGATTGTTATTTTCATTATTGTTTTCATTATTATTTTGATTATCTTCAGACATAATTATATTTAAAAATATATAAAAATATATAAAAATATATAAAAATATATAAAAATATATAAAAATATATAAAATTACTATTATATAGTAATAAATGTTAATACAAGAATGTTATAATATTTTAGAAATCCCTCAAAATTCATCTAAAGAAGAAATAAAAAAAGCATATAAAAAATTAGCATTGAAATATCATCCAGATAAACAAAATGATAAAAGCGATGAAGAAAAAAGTAAAGCAGAAGCCAATTTTAAAAAAGTAGCTGAAGCATATGATATGTTAATGAATCCTGAAAAATTCAATACTAATAATAATCAATCTTTTAGAAGAAGCAATATTGATCCAAATGAATTGTTTAAACAATTTTTTAATATAAATATTGGAACTAATCAATTTTCTTCTAGAATGAATATAAACATTAATGGATTAAATAATACTTCTAGTAACTGTGTTATGAGAACATCATCAATTTCTATAGTAAATGGTAAAAAAATAGAAAAAATTAGAGAAACTATTAATGGTATTACAAGTGAAAAAATAATTGTAAGCGATGTTAATAATAATAATAATAATAGAATAAATATTAATTAAAATAATAGAATAAATATTAATTAAAATAATAAATTAATTAAAATTAGTATTTAATTTTAAAAATTGTATTATATAAAAATGATGTTTATAAGTAAACTATTGTTTTTTTGTTCTTTATTTTCTAGTTCAAATAGTTACCATATAAATTTGCCCAATATTGATAAAACTAATATTATCAAAAATAGCCCTAAAATTTATATGATAAATCAAAATGAAATTACTAATAAAGTAGTAAATTCTTGTCCGGAATATTTAGATAAATTTACAAAATTATTAGATCTAGAACAAAGCGAAATAATTGTTAAAGGTATTACCAGTTTTTTAACAAAAGTAGACGGTTTTGGAGGTTATGTTCTCCATACTAATGATGTTATAATTAATTGTATATTAAATAATGATTTTTTACCTTTAGAAAATAAAAAAGATATTATATTGTTTTTCATTAAACTATCACAATATGGAGATTCTACTGGTTCTCATATTTTACAATTTTATCATGACCTTGTGAGTTGTTTACTTTAAATATTTATCATATCCCTAAAAATGTTTTCATTATTACTATATTATATATAAAATTGATTAAAAAATAAGATATTTTATTAATTAATAAAACAAGCAAATAATTGAAAATGGCTTTGCGTAATATTTTGAATGACTATGTTGCTATTCGTGCTGAAATTGAAAATAAAGATAATGGTAAAGCAAAAATTGGTTGTGTAGCGTTCTCACCAAAGTTAAATCATCAGTGCGTTTTATGCGTTTGGTCACAATCAATACAACATGAATAACAAAGCATCAAAAGAAAATAAAGATTGTATTCACGCTGAAGTAGATTGTGTTAGTCGCTTAAAAAAATCTGAAAAACCATGTCCTATTAATTTAATAGTATTTAGAACTAATAATAAAGGCGATAAATTGATGAATGCTAAACCATGTGAATGTTGTCTTAAAACTATAGATTTTACTTTAAAACGGAAAAATTATAAATTAAAAAAATTATGTTATAGTGATGAAAATGGTGATATATGTGTTATGTAAATTCTTAAATATAAACTATATTAGGTTTTAATTCCCATTCGCTATAAGGTATTGCTTTTGAAGTTGACTTATCTAATGCTAATAAAATATTTAAAGCTTCCATTCTTTTTTCTATAGGTTTTTGTGATGGATTTTTCTTTTGTAATTGCCTTGATATTTGTTTCCATCTCCATTCAAATTTTAATGCTTCATTATATGAAGGAAAATTCTCTACATAACAATGATAACACCATATTTCACCTTGTATTACCTTATTTGAAGTAGCAGTAGCACCTCCTTTAATTTCTTTATTATGTTGTCTAATACGCTTATCCAAATTTACAGTAGCTCCAATATATGTAGAACCATTTGTAGATTTAATAAAATATACATAAGACATTTTTATATATACTTTATAATTATATATACTTTATAATTATATATACTTTATAATTATATATAATATACATTAATATAACATATTAAATCTGTAATAATAATATTATTATAAATTTAATAAATGTATTTGGTTCCGTTAATTAGAACAAATAGAGCAATAGCAGCAAGTTTAATATACCCAGAACATCCTATACAGGCAATAGCAATAAGTGAAGTTATTAGTGTATTAGGTCCTTTTTTAAATCCAAATATGTATAATAAAATAATTGGTATAATGTTCGCAATTATGTACATGCCAAATTATTCCAGTTATTTTTTGAATTATTATTACAAGCAAAATTTGCTTTATGATCAAGCAGAAATATGTACAATATTATTATTTGTTTTTATTATGAGTTTAGATTATATATAATTATATATAATTATAACTTAAAAATATATAATTATTATTATATATATTTAAAATTTATATATATTATGGTATTATGTACGAGTAATTGAGGAGACAGACTTGAAATCTGTTGGGATCAGCCTATACAGGTTCTAACTCTGCTATTACTGTTTTTACGACACCGTGGCCGAGTGGTTTAAGGAGTGAGATTTGAGTTCTCATGGGCATCGCCCTCACAGGTTTGAATCCTGTTACCGGCGTTTTTTTGGGTTGTTAGCTCAGTTGGGAGAGCGTCAGACTGAAGATCTGAAGGTCCCCAGTTCGATCCTGGGTCAGCCCACCTTTTTTTGGGGATGTAGATCAATAGGTAGATCGCTCGCTTTGCATGCGAGAGGTACCGGGATCGAAGCCCGGCATCTCCATTTAGCCCAATTAGCTTAGTTGGTAGAGCATCGCACTTGTAATGCGAAGGTCGTTGGTTCGAATCCAACATTGGGCTTTTTAAAAATATTTTTTTATATAATATAAAAAAAAATTATATTATATATATAATGGATACTTTTAATGATAATATGATACCATTAAAAGATGTTGATGCTATTGAATTTTATGTATCGGAAAAAGCAAATAATTATTTTGTTTTAAGTGAAGATTATTTAAACATAATTATATCAAATGTTTATAGTAATAATTTACTAATTTTATTTAGTTTAACTTTTTTTTCTACATTATATTGTTGTGCTATGAAACATAGAAGAAAATATCAAGATTATGTTGTATTAGCACATGCTGAACCTATTAAAGGAACAATAGTAGAATCCAATGAAAATAAAGTATAATTTTATAAAAATAATTAATTAATTACAAAAATGGACTATATTTAAAATTATAAATTAAATATAGTGTAGTTCCATCTCCAATAGATGATTTAACTATTTCCAATAATCCCGTTTTTTTTATATTATTTAAATCAAAATTTAATGTTGAGTACGATTGTTTCAAAGCCAAAATACGTAATGGAAAACCAAAACTATTTGCTAAAAAAGCACTAATAAATTTAGCATAAATTATATTTAATTCAAATATATTATATAATGTTACAAATACTACTATTTGTCTTAATGTAATCCAGAAAATAAAATTTTTATATTTAGGTTCTAAACCTAAACGTGAATATAATTTCTTGCTTTCTAAAAATATATAAAATGGAGCAGCAGATAATCCTGCTAATGAACCTCTTATACTTTTATTATTTAAGAAAGCACTCCAATTATATACTCCATTTTGAATAGAAAATAAAGCAGTCATTAAAAACATTATTTTAAATTCTTCTAATTTAAAATCTATAGGTTTATTACTCACTATTTTTGTTTGTAAAATATCTAATGGAATTGTAGTTAAAGCACCACACGATGAAGCACCGATTCTATATAATGTTGGATATATATTTAACATAATATATATAAATTTTATTATAAATATTTATATACAAATTTATATACATATTTATAATAATGAATAATGATCCTTTTAGATTTTATACTTTAAGAAACAATAGTGATTCTGAATCTTATAATGATGATATTAGATTTGGCCATGAATCATTAAATAGTAGAGATTTAAATAAACCTAAAAAATCTTTATCGCCTGAACAAATAGAATATAATACTTTAGTAGAACAAACATTTTTAATGAATAAAGGTTATGATAATATTGTGGAAGAATTATTAAAATTAAAATTAGAATATGATAAAAAAATAAAAAATAATGAAAATATTGATGATGGCAAAAGATTTATTATATTATCATTAAATGAAAAAAAACAAAATTTTAAAAAACAAATAAATGAAAATATGAATGAAATTGTTGGTATGGCTACATTATTGAAGAGAATGGGTTATAAAATGAAAAATGAATTTACTTATATAGCAGTATATGATGAAAAAAATACAAAATGGAATTTTGTTAGAAAAAAAGTAAATTTATAATATAACTATGGAAGAAACATATAATAATAATTACGATGATATACAAAACATTTTCGATAATTTATCTGTGAAATCCGAAGACAAAGAAGACATATTCTTTATAGAAAAAAAAGATTTTAATGATCATATACAAAGCAAAATAAGTAAATTGGATAAAAGAATGCGTTATGTAAATTATAAGTTCGAGGATTTAAAATATAGTTTTAAAAAATATAGTATTATGATTATATATTTTGCTACATTATTAACATTAACAGAAGCATTATTAAATAGTATAACTTTTGATATAAGTGAAACTGCTAATAGTTTAATAAATTTTATTCCTTTATTGTTGAGTTCATTAATAACATTAATAGCGTCTATAATAAAATTCAATAAATATGAAGAAAAAATAGAAAATATTACACGTTCTACAGAAAAATGTATAGCTACAGTAGCTAAAATGAAAGGTGTAAAAGAAGATTTATATTTTTGTATTGAACCTAAATCTTTATTAAATTTAAAAGATCACTTTAATAAAAATATTTATCAAGAATATTTGGAAAGTAATACAGAAATAGAAAAGCAATTAATAGATAGTGATTATACTATTTATTTGAAGAGAGTAGCACTGAATTCTTTAAAAGAAGAAGAGATTAGTTTAATGAAAAAAAAAAATTTAGATTTATTAAAAAAAAAATATAAAATTTCAGAAAATACTCAAATACAAGACCTATCTAATATAATTATTAATAATAATGACGAATAATAATAATAATAATAATGATAATGATGAATAATAATGAAGAACTATAATAATAATAATTTATGATTATTTATAGAATAAATTATTGAAAGCCATAATACAATACTACAATAATTTTCTACTCCATTTGTCATATCATATTCTTGTTGAATTATTGATATAAGTTGC